TTGTGCTAATCTTTTATCAATACCTTTAAATCTGGAAAGAGCTCTTTTAGCTAATGGAGCATTGTTAGCTTCCATTCTATACTGTTTAACTTTACCTTCTTCGAATTCGTTAAACCTTCTTAGTTCAGCTTTATATTGTAATTCTTTTAATTTGTAATTTAGAATTCTTTCTGCTTTATCTAATGAATCAGCTTTCTTAACACCTTCTTGTAAAGCTTCAACCTTAATTGGTTCCATTCTTTTCATTTTAATATTACCACGAGGTCTTTTTTTACCTAGCTTTTCTTTTACTTCTCCTTCTAGTTTAGCTTTAACTGGACCAGTATCCTTGTTTTCTGGATTATCTTTCATATACCATTCTCTTGGCATTTGAACAATTTTGTTTCCTTTAAACTTAAGAACTCCACCTGTCCAATCAGATAATGCTTTCATAAGAACTAAGTTTAAATCTGTACCTGGTTTAATCTTATTATATTTTTTCATACGATCCATATAGTCTTGAGGATATTTGTCTTTTTTATCGTATTGGCTTACTTCACCACCAGGCAATATTGTTTTATAAGCATCTAAATCATCTGAGAATGAATCATCGCCAAAGTACATATCAGCATCAATATGAAACTTATGTACATCTCTTGCAGTCTTTGCTTTATGTGGCTTAGATAAGAACTTTTGTAATTTAACTAGTTTAGGATAACTGTCTGGAACTGCCCATGTACCTTCTGAAATAGTATCTTTGTCTTCACCGAAGTTTGCAAAAGATAAAGCTTTAGCTACATGAGGATTGTCAGCTAAACCTCTTTTAATCTTTTCAATCTTCTTAATAGCAAAGTTCATAGCTCCGCCGTGATCTAATGCTATCTCAACAGCTTTCTTTAGATTTCTATCTTTACGAACTGCTTTCTCTACGTCTTTGTTCTTTCTGTACCAAGTACTTATCTCTTGGCCAGTCAGTTTAGAACCTGACATTTTTTCTCTTAATTCTGTAAACTTCATTTTAGTTTTTTCCTCTTTAAATCCTAATTTCTTTTTTAAAATATTCATAGCTGTAGCTATCTTAACTGATTTCCAATCTTTACCATATAACTTCTTAAATGAAGAATCTGGTAAATCCTTGGCAATCTTTTCTAATTCCTTTTCCCTAGCAGGAGTTAGTTCAAAAGCCATTATCCCCTCTTCGGAGTAAATCCACCCTTACGGGCTAGCTTAGCTTGATCGCTATCAAACTTCTGCCAAACTGGTCCACCAACTAAGAAGGAATTAACTCTTGCTAATCCCCACTGAACTGGAGTTGTACCTGGTTTATGTCCTGTTTTCCAAGCTGCATATCCTCTATCGAATACTTTATTTAATATAGACATTGAAACACCAGTTGCGTCTGATTTCTTTTTCAATGCTTTTTGTGCTTGTCCTTTATTCTCTATAACAAAATCTTCGAAAGTCATTTCAAAGCTTTCACCATACATCTGTTTGTATTTAGTAGTAAACTTAGATTTAGGTTGTGGTTTGGATCTTGCTTTCTTATCACCTGGTAAATCTTTATATGCATTTGGATCATCATCAGCCATATCTTTTTGCTTATTTTGCTGGGCTCTTCTTTTAGCGTCTGTTGATTTCTTTCCAGTTTTAAATGAATCGTAGTTTTTATCACCACGGGAAGAATCACCATCTTTGTATCCTTCTTTCTTACCTTTCTTTTTACCAAATGATAGTTCAGTATTGTCTGCAACAATTTGGTTATAAGGTGATTGTACTATTTCTAAAGATTCACCTGGGGTATCTTTCTGATATTTCTTTCTAGCTTTATCAGTACCATATTCTCCTGCTCCACCTTCTTCTTGGATTGAATCTAGCCAACAACGTCTTTTTCTTCCGTTGAATTCTGCAAGAATATAATTAGTTCCTCTTATAACTACTTTACCTACTTCACCTGATTCTTTCATACGAACCATAGTACCAATTCTAAATATTTTATTTGCCACGTAATCCTCTCTAATGTCTGATACAGTTTCTAATTCTACATGTGGTCTGAATCCTTCTGATTTCAATCCCATGCCAGCTCTAACTGCATTATATAAATCTGTCGGATAAAACCTAGCAGGCAATCCTTTTGAAAATAATTGTAGTGATCCATCTACTGCTGCTTGTCTCATCTTGGAAGCTGACATACCCGATACACCATCTGCATCTGGATCTCTTTCTCCTGCACTTAATACTTTTATAAGACCTTCAAACTCATAAAAACCATGTCTAGATTTTTCACCATTGTATTTGTTTAGTAATACTTCGAACTCTTTTACTCTGTCTGATCCTGCTACCATACTTACCTTAGTAAACCCTTGGTCGTATAATTTAACAGCAATATCTAAAACGTTTCTTACATCCTTATCAGCCATAACTTGGCGAGCATGTTTAGGAAACATTTTACGTAGAAATTTAACTTTGTCTTTAAATTGTAATGGGTTCTTTTTAGCATCTACTGATTTAGATGCATATATTCTATATGTGCCAGATCTGGATAGTTTTTTTGTTTGATCGAATAATTTCTCATGACCAATTGTAGGAGGATTAAATCTCCCGAACACGAACGTGACTTCTTTCTTAGCGTCTTCGACTAAATAATCACTAAATGATTTAACTTGCATATCCTTTGAATTCCCATTTTAGTTAGGATTATCCCAACCTTTTATAATATCTTTGCTAAAGTTGTTGGCAGAAAATTCCAATCTATCAACAAGCTTAACAGCTCCACCTTCCATACGATCTATAGCAACAAAACCTTCGGGGTTGGTTACTTTAAATCCGGATGTTGTTTTAACAAACGTTCCGATTTTATTTAGTTTGTTAAGTTTATTTATAATAATTAATTTACTGTCTACGATATAATTCTGTAATTTAAAGACATTTTCTAAGTTTTTTAGATTACTTTTACTAAAAAACGTTAATAACTCATCTCGTTTAGATATTTGTATATCTTTTCCTTTCTGAGAACTACGCTTATCTATTTGTTTAGCATATCGATCAGTAACAAATTGTATTAATCCCTTAGCGTGTTTCTTTTCGTCTTTAATTCTTTGGCCTTTTCTAACCATAGTATTATTATAGACATTGATAACTAAGTTAAGTTCTTTGTTACCTTCTAATTCTTTTAATACTCCAGAAGATATCTTTTGGAATAGTTTACCAGCTTCAGATAACAGTTTAGTTACCTTAGCATTATCTGCTGCGGTAAATGTAGCTTTACCAGATAGTTCTTCTAAGTCTGCATTTACCTGCCATACTTTAGAACTCTTTTTTAATTTACCAACTATATCACCACCGAAAGATGCCTGCATAGTTTCGAATGTTCCACCTTTATAAGATGTGTGCCATACAATACCAACATCTGCTTTAGATATATCTTTCTCTAATTGAGATCCATATGGTACTGCATAAACAATAGTGTTTGGGTGGAAGGTAATCATCTTTTGCCCGTTAATCGTTTCACCTTTTAGGTCCGATTTATCAAACATAAAGTCACCTTGTATGACACCCTTGATACCTAATCCCTTTAATCCATCAAAAGCCATAATAAGCTTTTTGGATAGATCACCTGAGGTATCAGCCTTTATATCTTCGTGGCTTTTATATACTTTAGGATCTGCATTAAAGATTCCTTTTTTAGCTACGAAGAACGATCCATCCCTTGGATCTTCACCTGCGAATACGGCGGGAGCCCCGTCCCATTTTACGGTCACGTCTACAGGTGATTTTGCGTGACCACTCAACATATCTCTCATACTGCGTAGAGCGTTGATAGCTTGGCGGGCTCCCTTAACTCCGCCATCCAACACTAAATCCTCTATGTGAGTCATGTGAGTGTTTTTGGCTTCTGTAAGGTTATGGTTTTTAAATGATAACATTATTTTCCTAATTTTATATATACTCCGCCTTCTGCGGTTGTTGATCCGGCGTAGTTAATCATTCTTGTTACGATGGCATTAGCTTTCTTGCCACCGGCTTTGTTTATAGTATAAAGTAAAGTTAAAGAAGCTAGTTTAGCACTAATCCATTGCCAATCTTTTTCTTCTAGATCTGCTACGAAAGCTTCATACCTTACGTTCTTATAAAATTCATTAAACATTTTGTACATAGCTTTTACATCTTTTGGTTTACCCATTGCGATATTTTTAGCTGATTTAGTTATACCACCAGTGTGCTTAGGTAATTTCTTTCCTGCTTCATGTTTAACTATATCCATCATTACTCCCCAACTGATACCGCCGCCTCTAGAGGTTTTACCTTTTACTTCAGCTTTGATAGTTCCCCCTGGGGTATTATCTTTCATCGTTAATTCTACTTGAGTAGTTTTAATCGAAGCAGATTTGGATGACCAAAAACTACCTCTTCCAGATTCAAGTGACATACTTGCTATTTTATGTAACATTACCTCTGGAGGTTGTTTAATATTATTTAAAGAAAAAGGAACAGATTCTCCTTTAACCATTTTAAGAGATATACCTACTATTTCTCTTTTTAAGAATGCTGAGATTAAGGATTTATTAAATCCGTGTATTGACATAGTATTTAACTTATCTAAATTAAATCCTTTTTGTATTGCCCATACATCTCCAGGATTCCATTTATCGTCTTTTAGTGGGGCAAAGCCTGAGTTTTTAAATGCTAGATTTTTCATAGCATATATCTTTATCATTTCTTTTGATCCACGATGGAATTCCATATTCTTATGAATTAGTTTTTTACTAATTAGGTATTTTGTTATATAGTATGACGATGCCCACCAATTTTCTGGAGTTTCTAATATCTTATCTGTATTAGCACTAACATTTGATGTGCCGTTATCTTTGTAAGCCTGAGCTATTACTTCGTCATCATAGTATGATAAATCGTGCCCTGGGTTATCTACCATAGCTTTCATCATACATGCATTATGAGATTCATTTCTTTCTGTGTCTGCCGTACCAGCTCCTGCTCCACCAACACCACCGCCAAAGACTTTACTCTTTGCTAGTTGTGTTAATTTAATTGGACCATCTTTTGTTTGAAATACTAAGTTAGAAGGTTGCTTAAGAAAAACATCAAGTTTAGCTAATGCATCTTCTATATCAGTAACGACCGTAGTTCCACCTTTCTTTAATTCCAAAGGTGTTTTACCCTTTATAAGTTTCTTTAGGATATCTAGACGATGTTCGCCAGTTTGTCCATTTGGTTTGTCTAGCTCTGTTGCCGACAACCCAGAAACTTCTTTAATAAGAATAGGTTGTACTTTAAAAGATTTAAATGAATTCATAGATCTATTTATGCGATCTATTTTTTATAAAATGGATTAGGATAGATTTGTCCTTCGCTATCGTAAGATATAACCTTTTCTTTATGAAGCACTTTGATTGTACGTTCAGCACCTTCTTTAATTCCTAATTTATATGCATAATGACATGCGAATCCACAGGCCAAACTAATTAAAATAAAATTTATTTCCATATTTCATACCTCAAGTTATATTCATTATCCATTTGAAAGTCTTCCATGTTACGAATAGATTCTTTACGGGATTTAAGAACCCACCTCCTGTGAGTTCTTTCTTTCTCGGTCGGAAATGTTTCTAGACATTCCCAAACTTTCTTAAGCTCTTCTTGCGAGTTCATCTGATTGCCAGCTATAAAAACCAGGACCAGCAACATCGTGTAGATATAAAGGTCCAGTCCAATTAATATGATATTTTCCGGAAAGTATATTTCCTCTTGATCTATTTAATGTAGGTGTTTTCCAATTCTTAGCTTTAAATATATCACCTGGGTGGAAATTGTTATTACTTTTATTTATGAATCCCCAAACAGATGTTCCTGTTTCGATTTTAATGTATTTAGAACCTTCATGGATTTCTATAGAATCTCTAAAAGCATTTACACTTTCGTCAGATCTTTTATTACCATCATGGGCTGCAAATTTTGCATAGTCAGAAACTATGTCTTCTATTAGTTTATTAATTTCGTTTCTCATTAGTGTATTGGTCTCCCGCCTAAAGTTTCAAGTTCGAAGTTTCCTTCTATTTCTATTCCAGTTCTTTGTTTAATAGAACCACATAATATATCCCAAGATGCGTTTATAGTTTCAGGATTTTTATCTTTTGCTAAAGTCATTTCAGCTTGGCTTAGCTTTACAGATTCTGTGTAGCCTGTAGCCAGGTGTGTCATGACTAATAAATTTGATATTGGTTTATCGTACATTACGCTGCCTCCAAAATTGATAGTGGGCATTTGTAAAGATCGCCGTCGATCCTGACAGTAGCATTTTTGATTTGGATGTGGTGAATAACACCTCTTAAAGTTTTACCTTTAGATTCGATAGTAACTTTATCGCCGATAGAGAATTTAGCTCTAGCGGTTCTGGCCAGTTCATTTCTCAAGAAAGCTCTTTTGATTTTAAGAGATGCAATAACATTGTTCATGTCATGCATGTTATCGATTTGATCGATTAGGTTTATTAGTTTTTTCATTTTTACTCCTTAATTATTTTAAATGATAGGTGTATTATACCATAAAAGAGGAGGCTTGTAAACCCCTTTTTGCAATTATTTTTGATTGTTCACGTAATCGTGACGTAACTATATAATATCATCCATTGGGAATATACTATAAATTGCCTCTGCGCACGCCTGTGCGATCTGACGGTGTTCTAGCTGGGTACCTTCTTCAGCTCTAACTTCAATATAATGGATCCAACTTCTTAGTGTTCCATTCATATATAACCTTGTCATAGTTAAGCCTTCAGGTAATATTGCTCTTGCTTGTTCTTTTGCTATACCAGCTTCGATTGCCCAATTATAGGCTTTCTTAGCTCTTTCGATCATAATCTCTTGGTATGATTCCCAAACATAATTAATAGAATCTTCCATAGGAATCTCTATACTATTTTGTCTATTAGTATAATCTTGTAATCTAGCAGGGCGAGTTGTAAATTGTAACTCTTCGACGGGATCAGCATATCGCTGACTGAATTCTTGGAATGAAAAAGATCGATGTCTTAATATCTGTCTGGAGATATCTCGGGTTGTCTCGATCTCTAAACATACATTGACCATTTCGAATGGTGACCAATGTTTGTGTTTAATTAGATATTGTACTAGCTTCTCAGCCGTTTTTTCGTTGTACTGATTACCTGGGTTAGATACTCTTGCACAAAAGGAAACCAACTGAAGAAGGTCATCCGATAAAGATGTTTCCTCAGCTGGCTTCGTATATGATATAAGTTTCACTTTATTCATAATAAACTAAAATTCCCTTCTAGAAATTGTAGTGTAGACCAATGGATGCATTGTCCATTATGTCGCCATGCCTAGCACCGTCCATTACCATTGCTGATAAAGTAAAGTTACCTAGATCTTTGGATAGTTTCATACCGAAGTAATCTTCATCACCACCCATCATAACAGCAGCTTCGTCAGAATGCATAGCATATAATACTGAAACATTCATCTGCGTGATGAAAGGTAAGGTATAGGAAACTTCTGTAAATGTCAGATCCGAGTTATCAAGGTTAACATGATGATATAGTACAAAGTTATTTAAGCTTACGCCTACATAAATTTCTTCTGTATCTTCAATTAAAGTATCATACTTATATTGAATTAACCCCACGTCTACGCCCATATCGTCAGTCAATGCTAAAGCATATCCTGCATAAAAGTCGTTTTCGTGTTTGACCTCGTTTCCGAAATCTACCTGGCCTAACCAAGTACCTGCATAAAATCCGTTGCCTTGATATTCAAGGTTTAGATTTGCTGAAGGATTACCATCATTTTGTGATACCCCTCTCCAGAAGTAATCGGAGTCAACTCCAATTGATCCTTCTACATCGGCGTACATCAAAGGTGAGAAACAAGCTGCCACAAATAATGGCATTAATAATTTCTTAAACATATTAACTCTCCTTTCCTACGAGTGTATACACACCCCATAATAATCCTACCCATGCGAGTAGTTTGGCTAATCCACCAAATAAAAGTACGGACCCACAACACGCAATCAATAAGATTCCGTCATGTGAAGTTCTTTCTTTTACTCGATCGAGTACCCAGTTTTTGGCGTTTAATATAACGTCCATATATTTTCTCCTATATTTTAAATTCGGCAAAGGTATCTTTCGAATCCCTATCACCAAATGTATTTATTGGTTTATCCGGAGCCATGTCAGACATAATATCTGTCTGAGCGGATTCCTCTACATCGTATAGTTTCATGCGGGAACGATCTATACCAACAACAAAGCGTTTGTATTTGGTCGGATCGTTATAACGATTTTTCAACTGTTTTACCAGAATTTGACCTAGCTCATCAAGTTCCTCTGTAGATATTAGAGCAAACATTAGATCAGCTGTCGCCGGTAATCCAAATGATTCCGAAGTGTCCTCTAGTCCGACGTCAGTATTACTGAATCCAGACCTAGTGGTCTGAGTTGCCGAGACTATTGGCACATTAAATTCGACAGCAAGGCCACGCATTTCCTCTGCGATAGCTTTGATGTACGAATAACTATTTATACTTCCTCCGAGCCCACGCATACGGGAAGAAGCACATATATTCAAGTAATCGATATAAATTATATCGGGCTTGAAATTCTTTTTTAGCTTTAACTCATTGAGTAAAGCTCTGAAATGTCCAGTGTGAGCAGCACCAGTTGGATATTCTTTTACAATTAATTTACCAATAGTTGATGTTGCAAGTTTTTCTATCTTAGAATTAAATACATTCTTTGGTAAAGTACTTAATGATTGGATAGGATAATCCATTAGGTTAGCATCGATTCTTTCAGCGATACGTTCTTCTGCCATTTCCATTGTGATGTATAAAACATTTTTACCTAGTTGTAAGTTTGATGCTGCACAATGGCACATGAATAATGATTTACCAACACCAGTACCAGCTAATGCTATGTTGAGTGTTTTGTTCGGCAAACCACCTTTAGTAATTTTATTCATATAATCTAAGTCGAATGGTATTCTAGATTCTTTATGATTATAGAATTCAAATCTTTCTTCTGAGTTATCAATATAATCATGACCAATTGCTTGGTCGAAAGATGTGCCGAGAGCTTCGGATAATATTTCAGGTATTGCTCCGTCGCTCTTTTCGGTCTTACCATCAATGATTTGAATGCTTTCCATAATTGCATTATAGACTGCTTTCTCTTTACACCATTTTTCTGTCTCATTGATTAAGTATTCTGTATCAATGTCTGACTTTGTTTTTAATTCATTGATTAGCGCAGCAGCTGAATTTAAATCTTCTACTGGTAAAGTTAGCTTTTGTAATTCTAATTCTAATACTTTACCTGTTGGTAGTTTATTATGTGCGCCAACAAATTTAACCATAAGATCAAACACAACTTTATGTGATTGATCAAAGTATTCTTTCTTTAAGAAAGGTATAACACGCCTGCAGTAATCTTCGTTATTAAGAAGATGGTTCAGCGTATGTGTCTGTATTTGGTTCGTTATGTCCAATTATATCCTCGTCTAATTTATCGCCCATTGTTTCATTAATTATATGTTCTAAAACAGCGCCGATATAGTTATTAAATTCTGTGTCTTTACATAATTTGTCATGATCGTAATCTCCTGGATCCTGAATATTATATGTAAAAGACAAAGTAGCTATGTCTAGTTCGGGTGATTCTTTAATACCAACCTTACCATATATAAGGGTTACGCCTTTAAATCGAGTGTTTAATTTGATTCCGTAGAAGTCAACGTTTTCGTGCTCAACAAAAGTATAATCTTTATGTGTTATATTATACACTAGTTTCGTCCGTTTGTAAATCTATTTCTACATCTAATAACGGTTTATGCCCGATCTGGTAATGACCTTTAACAAACTTTTTAAAATCTGTACCAGTAAATATTGGCTCCCAGAATTCTGCTGTAAGAGTATCTTTCTCTCTGACTTTTGGTTGTACTAATTCGCCAGTTTCTGTATCGACTCTGCAATACCAACCAACGTTAGGTTTTTGTACATATCCACCAGCCAGTGCTACATCTAGTAATCCACTATAGGTACTTATACCACCTTCCCAGGTAACTGAGATAGGTACTTTAGATTTTTCTTTTACGAACCTAGATTTCTCTACGTTAATAACAAAGTTATATCCTTTAACTTCTGTTCCAGTTTTTTGCTGTTGTCTTCCTATAATCCAAATGTTATCTGCAGAGTAGTAAATACCTGTTCCGCCTGATACGATTGCTTTAGGAAATAATCCCATCTCTTGATAGGTATGATTTACAGCGAGTAAAGGAATATTCTTCATGGTAAGATAAGGAGTGACCATTCTGAATAATCCCTTTAGTGCTTTAGCTCTTGACATATCTGCAACTGATTTTTCGTTTAAAGCATCTTCTAATTCTTTCTTAGATGCCAAGTTACCAATAGAATCTATGATAATAATAACTTTATCGTCGCGTTCTATCTCTTCTAATTGATTAACTAAATCGAACTTAAGTTGTTCTACGTCTGTAATTGGTGTATGCAATACTCTTGAAGTATCGATACCGAATGATTCGAAGTATGATTGTGGTGATCCAAATTCTGAATCATAAAACATAAGGACCGAATCTTTATGTTCTTTCATATAAGCACCTGCCATTAATAAAGCAAATGATGTTTTGAAATGTTTAGATGGACCAGCTAATACAGTTAAGCCATTAGTTAATCCCCCGTCTACGTCGCCAGATAATGCGACATTAATCATAGGAACTTCTGTTGTTACTACATCTTTTTCTCCAAAGTAAATAGAATCTTCTAGTACAGCTGTACCTTTAATTCTACTATTCTTTTTAAGTTTATCCATTATTCCCATATTAATATCTCCTTGCTGGTCCTAGTTGGTTTAAACGTTCCTGCTTTCTAGTTCTAGCTACTGCTTCTGCTTTCTTGCGCTTACGCTTTGCGGTTGGTTTTTCATAAAATTCTCTTTTACGAACTTCGTTAACTATACCTGCTCTGTCACAGGCTTTCCTGAATTTTCTAAGTGCAACATCGAATGGCATTGGCTTAGGAGATCCTGGTCTTTTATCTTTAGGATGTCTTTTCCTAGGTGTTAAATCTATACTTGGCATTTTTCCTCTTTTATTTATTTGTATGGTACATTATACCACAGATTAAGGTGTTTGTAAACCCCTAAATGAAATCATATTGAACATAAGCTTCTTCAAACATTTCTAAAGTTTGGGCACATGAGTCTTTCCATCTGAGTTCAGTTTCGGGATTAGTAAATTGTGGAGACACAACTCTGCAAACCCCTGATTGTATAATAGCTTTTGCACACTCGTGGCATACCGGTAAAGGCCAAACATACATTGTGCATCCATCTAATGAATTACCATTAAATGCTGCATTGTATATACAGTTTGTTTCTGCGTGTACAACATATTTATATTTAAGTTCTCTGTCATTATATCTTAGTTCGGTATCTTCTATACCTCTTGGGAAACCATTATATCCCTGTGCAACAACATTACCTTGATCATTCACAGCAACGGCACCAACTTGCGTACTTGGATCTTTACTCCATCCAGCAATTTGTTCAGCCAAAGCTAAATATCTTTTATCCCATTTACTGTTCATATAAATCTTTCCATATCTTTGCGTTAATCTTTCTTTGTTTCATTTTATCTTCGCGTATAGCATCTGTCTTTAATGGTTCTTTTTTACGTTTTAGAATTTTTGGTGGAATAATATCTTTAAATGTTTCTTTTAATATCTTCTTTTCGCCGTTACGATCTTCATAGTCTGCTGCTAAGGCATGTACTATTACACTTGGTGCTAAGAATGGTGCACGTAGTTCTACAGTAGATCTCATCATTGTTCTATCTAATTTAGGTAAATGATAGAATGGTAATTCACAGAATATATCTGACATTTGTGAATCATATTCTGCTGCTCTTCGATAGCCACCGAATAATTCATCTGCACCATCGCCAGTTAATACGTTATGGAAACCTAATTCTTTTAGCTTTCTTGCCATAGCAATCTGTGGTTTAACTGATCCTAGATCTACAGGTGTTTGGTGTATACGTACAGCTTCTTCATCTGTTATTTTATCTAAGGTAACTTTGACTAAATCACTTTCAATCATTTTAGCATATTTTTCTTCGTGATTATCAACATGAATAGCAGTAACATTTAGTCCTTGCTGTTTAATAAGTTGATATACGATAGTGGAGTCTAAACCACCTGACAGTAGAACGGCTGCGTCTCTGAATCCACCTAGTCTTAGTTTAACCGCAAGACTTAGGTCATCGTATAAATTGCTTACAGGAACTGAACCCCAATCCCAATAAGGATATTCTCTACCCTTATATAAGAAGTGTCCAGGTTTTAGTTGATGTATTTCATTCCATGGTGTTCCACCTTGAGGATCATAACCCCATTTCATAACATTAGAATGGAAGATTTCATCTCTTGTAACTGGTCCATATTGTTTTAGTACATCAGGTTCTGATGCCATAACTTCTACATCTCTACGATAGTAGATTGGTTTAATTCCTAAGAAGTCTGTGTAAGCTATTGGAGCATCATTAAAGAATGTAACATAACTCCAGAACCCATCGAACTTATGAAAAAATTCGTGATTTAGTTCTTCTCTATATTTAGAATGTATCATGTGAGCATCGCTAGGATAATCACCAAAGTCTTTATAATTAAATATTTCACCGACAAATAATGAAGGTGGTTCATCGTCATATTGAATAGGTTGGATTGATACATCTGGATCTGGATCTACCATAGGCAAAGCTGTATGAAGCATATCATATTCTTTCCAGGTTTTATATCCTCTATATTTGGTTCTTAAACCACGATAAGACATTTCTTGTATCGCTTGCATACCATTTACGCCGGTATGATCTCGTTGATGTATTAAAAATCCGCACATATTATTCGTTTACCATTATGTTTAGCCCATATTTATCTACTTGAAAACAATGTAAAGATGATGCTGAGAAATGCATAATACCAGGTACTGCATCTAATTCAGCTTGTTCTATTAACCATAAGCATAGTGCATTAGCAAAGAATAGGTCATTATGTAAATGACGCATAACATCGCATGATCGCATATGATATGCACAATGTAGTTTATTATCTCTTAACATATAATGCCACCCGAACGTGCACGGGACGCGTTCGCCCGCGAGAGCGGCTGTACCATCTTCTGGAAACCAGATTGGTATATAGCATTGTCTAGTTGTAGGTTCTTTTTTAAGTAGTTTTACTGCAGTGTTTAGATCAGCAATATTAAATCTAACACCCATTTGTTCTGTATCTTGCCACATTCTTTCTGGATAGCTATGCGAGAAAGCTTCATCCATAAGATATTTATCTGTATCTTTTAGCCACATACTATGTGATGGTGGCGGATTAAGTGGCTCGCCGCCAACACGTTCTTGGAAATGTATATCTGCCCAGGGTTGCGAAGCTTTAAGGTTTGCACTTGCAATTGTTTTATTGTCGTACATTTGTGCTTGCATATCTGCGTGAAGTATTTCTAAGAATCCAGGGTGATCAGTACCACCTTGCCATCTTTCTGTTTCTATTTCATACCCATTGTCGAGTAAGTCTTTACGTAAATTATATAATCCTTGTTTAAGATCTATCATCTTTGATTATGTTCCTGTTGAATATGTCTCGGTCTGTTGTTTGGCCATCAATATCATAATCTAAGTATGCTGAAAAGAATGCGGAATAATTAATTAAATCGATTGCAGAATCTTGCAATGATTCGAAGTTTTCCATATAGTTATCATCATCACGCATAGCATCGAGAACAGAGTGCATGCGATTAATTTTACCAGTCATAATATCTAAAATGGTTTGTGCGCCATTTGGATAATAGTCTGCTTGTCGAATCCTAGATTTAGGATTTTGATAGTCGTTACCTTTCTTAGCAATAAGATCGGCCGCTTGTTTAAGTATCATTAGTGGTTTCATAATATGTATTATATCATAGTTTTGGTTAAAAGTAAACCCCTAATATTTTTCAAGTACTGTACCTGTTTGATATAAGGGAATCTGTTTTGCATCTGGCCATTGTTTTGGATATGTATTCATAAACAAAGTTTGTGGCAAATGTTTGTGTACAAAAGTACCATAAGGTTTTACTGGAAGA